CTTGATTTCGCGATAATTCACTCACATTGACCAAAAATGTCGTGATTATGGCTAAAAAAGACGCGAATAACTGGATATATACATATTATCAAAAAGTTAAGGACGGATCCGTCACGGTTGGCGCATGGATCGATCTAGTTTTGGACTATTTAATCCAGGGACTAGAACGAAAAGACTTCTTTTATGACCAGAAGAAGGCTAACGCCGCGATCGACTGGATCGAAGCGCACGCTTTTCATACAGAAGGCAAACTTGCGCCGGGGCCGTTTAAACTTGAGCTATGGGAAAAGGCGTTTATTTCCGCGATCTTCGGGATCGTCGACAAAGACGGCGTACGGCAGCATAGGGAAGTCGTTTTGATCGTTGCCCGTAAAAATGGCAAAAGTTTACTTGCGGCAGCGATCGCCCGTTATATTTGGCTGGTCGACGGCGGCTTCGGAACGAAAGTCTTTGTGGTCGCGCCAAAACTAGCACAAACGGACATTATCTATAATAACGTTTGGAATATGACGTTATTGGATCCGGAATACCAGAAGTTAAAAGAACTGTATTCGCAAAAGGATAAGCAGCACGTCAAAATACATGATGATAGCGACTTACCTAAACACAGAATGTCGGATCTGTACGTCGCAGCGACTAATTCGCAAGTACAGAAGATAGCGTTTTCCGCTAAAAAGTCCGACGGCTTTAATCCTTCCATGACGGTATGTGATGAAGTCGCCGCCTGGGAAGGCGACGCCGGCTTAAAGCAATACGAAGTAATGAAAAGCGGAACCGGGGCCAGAACAGAATCACTTTTACTATCTTGTTCGACGGCCGGGTATATCAACGATTCCATATATGACGAACTTTTAAAGAGATCGACAAGGTTTTTAAAGGGTGATAGCAAAGAAAAGCGGCTATTGCCTTTTTTGTATATGATCGACGATCTGGAAAAGTGGAACGACATAAACGAACTTCGGAAGTCTAATCCGAATTTAGGCGTTTCCGTTTCCGTCGATTTCATGCTGGAAGAAATCGCGATCGCTGAAGGATCCTTAAGCAAAAAAGCGGAATTTATAACGAAGTATTGCAACATCAAACAAAATTCGTCGTTAGCATGGCTAGACACGGCGACGGTCAATAAATGCTTCGGGGATCCGTTGGATCTAAACGATTTCAGATCGACGTACGCCGTTTGTGGCGTGGACTTGTCGCAGACTACGGACTTGACGGCGGCGACCTGTCTAATAGAAAAAGACGGCGAATTATACGTCTTCGCGAAGTTTTGGCTTCCTTCGGAAAAGATCGACGAAGCCACGGCGCGCGACGGCTTACCGTATAAGCTTTTCATCCAGCGCGGACTTTTGGACCCGTCCGGCGAAAACTTTGTCGACTACCGCGATATTTATAAATGGCTAACGTCGCTAGTGGAAGATTACGAAGTATTGCCACTAAAAGTCGGCTACGACCGATATTCGGCGCAGTATCTTATACAAGAATTAGAAACGTATGGCTTCCAAACAGACGACGTATACCAGGGCGACAATTTATACGGCGTGTTATGCGAAATGGAAGGCTTGTTTAAGGACGGGCGCGTCCATTGTGGCGACAACGACTTACTAAAGGCGCACTTCCTAAACGCTGCGCTAAAGATGAACGCTGAACGTGGACGGGGCCGCCTTGTAAAGATAAATGTTACCGGACATATTGACGGAACGGCGGCGCTGGCCGACGCGTTTACAGTCCGTCAAAAATGGTACGGCGAAATCGGGGATCAATTATCAAATAGGGGTTAATCATGGGACTTTTTGACGCAATATTCAAAAAAGCGCCGAAGCCGGAAGGAAAATTCGAAGGCGGCTTCAAAATGCTAAACGGATATACGCCGCATTTTACGACGTATAACGGTTCGATCTATGAGCAGCAGCTTATACGGGCGGCGATCAACGTTAGGGCTACGCATACCGCAAAACTAAAGGTAGAAATAGGCGGAAGCGCTAGACCGGCATTACAAAACAAACTAAAGCACGCGCCGAACCAGTATCAAACGTGGTACCAGTTTTTATACAGACTATCTACCATACTTGACGTTCATAACACGGCTTTTATATGTCCCGTATACGATATGTATGGCGAACCTTCCGGGATGATAACGCCGCTACCGCAGCGCTGCGAAATCGTACAATATAACGACGTTCCGTATCTTCGCTATGAATTCCAGGACGGCAAACGCGCCGCGATCGAACTTGATTATTGCGGCATTATGACGAAACACCAGTACCGATCCGATTTCTTCGGCGAAAATAATTCGGCGCTGCTTCCGACGATTGATTTAATCCATATTCAAAATCAAGGCATACAGGAAGGCGTTAAAAGCGCCGCGACGTATCGCTTCTGGGCGCAAGTTAACAACTTCACTAAAGCGGATCAGTTAGCACAGGAACGACAAAGGTTTACGGAAGAAAACTTCAGTAAGGACGCCAAAGGCGGCGGCCTTCTTTTATTTCCGAATACTTACGCGAATATCAATCAGATTAAGGCGGATCCGTGGATCGTAGATAGTGAAGAAGAAAAGATCATAAAAGCGAACGTCTTTGATTATTTCAACGTGAACGAAGATCTTTTGCAATCCGCCGTATACGGCGACAAGTGGGTTGCTGCCTATGAAGGCATTTGCGAACCGTTCGCAATCCAGTTTTCGGAAGTTACGACAAAAATGTTGTTTACCTTAAGAGAACGAACACAAGGTAACTACGTTATGGCTTCCGCTAACCGGCTTCAATATATGTCGAACAAGGAAAAGTTAGAAGTTTCCGCGCAGTTAGCAGACCGCGGGATACTTAACCGCGACGAAGTACGCGAAATTTGGAACCTTCCGCCACTTCCAGACGGCGAAGGACAAGCATACATCATCCGCGGCGAATATAAGAACGCAGACGAACAAGTAAACGAAGGGGGTTCTGATAATGAAGAATAAAGAAATTCGCGCCTTCAATTTCGAAGTACGCGCAGAACAAAACGAAGAACACGGGCATTATTTGGCGGGTACGCCTATCGTATATAACACTAAAACGGATCTGGGGTGGTATGACGAAGTGATCGACCGGGGCGCTTTGGATGAAGCAGACTTAAAAGACGTTCGCTTCTTGATTAACCATAATACCGACATGGTGCCGTTGGCACGTTCCCGCAATAATAATGTCAATTCAACTATGCAACTTGAAGTAAGCGACGGCGGAATGAATATCCGCGTTGATCTGGACGTCGACAACAATACCGACGCTAGGAACCTTTATTCGGCGGTAGAACGCGGCGATATGGACGGTATGTCGTTTATGTTTACAGTTGACGCCGACGCATGGGAAGACCTGGAAAGCGAACACCCTACGCGGCATATCGAAAAGCTGGGAAAAGTTTTCGAAGTATCGGCCGTTACCTTCCCGGCTTACGAAGCGACGACCATTTCGGCCCGCGGATTAGATGACGCGCTGGATAGCGCGCGTTTATCGCTGGATAGCGCAAAGGCGGCGAAAAGGGCAATCGAAGCAAAGAAGCAGAAAATACGCATTATGAAAGGGGTTTAATTATGGAACCTAAAGAAATGACGATCGAACAGATCGAAGAAAGAAAAGCGGGTATCGTTGCCGAACTGGATAACGATAACGCGGATCTGGACGCGCTGGAAGCAGAAATGCGTTCTTTAAACGAAGAAATCGAAGCACGCAAAGAAGCAGAAAGCAAAAAGGCGGAAATTCGCCAGGCAATCGCCGAAAACAAAATCGGCGTAACAGTAACCGAAGAAAGATCATTTGACAAAGAAGGGGTTAAGACTATGACAAACAACGAAGTACGCGCTACAAAAGAGTACGTAGACGCATTTGCACGCTATCTTATTTCTGAAAATGACGCGGAAGTAAGATCCTTGTTAACCGAAAACGTAGCGGGCGGATCCGTTCCCGTTCCGGCACTTGTCGACGAAATCGTTTCTACCGCATGGGAAAAGAACGGCATTATGAACCGCGTGCGCAGAACCGAAATCAAAGGCAATCTTAAAGTCGCTTTTGAGCGCGTGGCAAGCGCTGCCGGCGTTCATACAGAAGGCGCCGCTGCACCGGATGAAGAAACCTTAAAGCTGGGTATCGTAACAATGGTTCCCGCTAATATCAAAAAGTGGATCCGTATTTCTGATGAAGCGCTGGCACTTTCGGGCGAAGCGCTGCTTCGTTACATTTACGACGAAGTGACATACCAGATCGTTAAGAAGCTGGCGGATCTGGTCGTTGACGACATCAAGACCGCACCTACGACGGCTACTTCCGTCGCTGCTTGCGTGGCACAGATCACAAGCGCGCCTACCGTAACGGCTATCGCTACGGCTTACGCTAATCTGTCCGACGAAGCTACGGATCCCGTTATCATTATGAATAAGCTTACCTACGCTAACTTTGTTGCAGCACAGGCAGCGGCTAATTACAGTATCGATCCGTTTATGGGACTTCCGGTAGAGTTTAACAATAGCTTACCGGCATACAATAGCGCTTCATCTAATGCCGTTTATGCTATCGTCGGCGATCTTAAAGGCGCTACTGTTAACTATCCCGAAGGCGACGGCGTATCGCTGAAGTATGACGATCTGTCCGAAGCTGAAAAAGATCTGGTTAAGATCGTTGGTCGCCAGTACGCAGCACACGCCGTTACGGCTTGCGGCAGATTCTGCAATATCAAGAAGGGATCTTGATTATTTGAAGGTTAAGTTATTACGCGACGCTAGGATAGCGCACAAGGCGGGCGACGTTGTGGACGTAACGCCCGCCGACGGCGCTTTTTTAATTTCCGTGGGTTCTGCTGAAGAACTGAAGGAAAAGAAAGTCGCAGAAAAGGCGACCGCGCCGGTCGTTGAAGTGGCAGAAAAAGCCGTAAAAGCACCAAAAGCCACTACAACGGTTAAGAAGGCAGCGGCAAAAGTAACAAAACGGGGTAAATAGTTATGCCGGACACTTTGACAATGTTGGAAAAAGTAAAAAACGCGCTTCTGGTTTCGTCGGATGATTTCGACGACGAACTTTCGGACTTAATCGACGGGGCCGTCCTGGATCTTGGGATCGCCGGCGTAGATAACGCGACCGTCGTTACACCGGAACCGACCGACCAGCTTATCATTCGGGCGATTTGTTCGTATTGTGGGTATCATTTCGAACTTGAACACGGCGCGCTTAATCGTTCGGACGCTTTTAAACGTTCGTACGACGAACAGAAGGCACAACTAGGCATGAATACCGTTTATACGACTTGGTAGTTTTCTATGAATCAAACGGCGAAAATCGTTTTGTTAAAAAGTGAATATACGCAAGACGGGATCGGACAGTTTATCAGAACGACGAAGGAAACAAGCGTATTCGGTTATGTATCATCCGTCGGAATGAATGAGTTTTACCAGGCGGGGCAGCAAGGTTTTAAACCAGACTTCCGTATTACAATCTGGAAAAACGAATATTCTAACGAAGAAGAATTACGCTACGACAACGTCGTCTATACTGTCTATCGGACATACTGGCGGGACGACGGGCGGATCGAATTATACGTCACGCAGCGGAAGGGGAACGAATAAATGATGACATTATCAAAACTTCGTACAGTAATTAGCGAAATTTCGACCTTCCAAAACAAAGTAGCGTATCGGGCGTTCCCGGTCGGCGAAGCGCCGGCGCTGCCGTTCGTTTGTTATCTGGATACCGTAACTAACAATTTTTACGCCGATAACAAGGTTTACGCGGTAATTCAAAACGAAGACGTGGAATTATACACGGCTACAAAGTCCGAAACGACCGAAGCGGCACTTGAAACGGCTTTAAACGATAACGGGCTTGTGTGGGAAAAGTCCGAAGTCTATTTAGAAGACGAAAACTGCTACGAAATAATTTACACTTTGACACTTTGAAAGGGGTTTAAACATGGGCGATAAGGTAAAATTCGGTATTAAGAACGTTCATTTGTTCCCGATCGCGTCTTACGTTTCCAGCGTTCCGACGTATGGAACCGTAATCGACGTTCCGGGCGCCGTTAGTTTATCACTTGGCGCGCAGGGGGATCTTAACAAGTTTTATGCCGATAATATGGTTTATTTCCAGTCTACGGCTAATAACGGCTACGAAGGCGACCTTGTAGTCGCACTTATTCCGGATGACGTTTATACGAATATTTACGGATATTCGAAGGACACAAACGGCGTTATTACGGAAGACGCTACAAAAGAGCCTAAAGCGTTTGCTATGACGTTTGAAGAAGACGGCGACCAGACCGGAACGAAGTTCGTTCTGTATAACTGTACTGCTACAAGACCGACTAAAGAACTTGCTACGATCGAAGATAGCAAGACACCGGTAACACAGACGTTAACCGTTTCCGCGGTAGCGCTGAAGAACGGCGACGTCATGGCTATGACAAGCGCAACTACGCCGGATAGCGTAAAGAACGGCTGGCACTCTAACGTATACTTTGCACCGTAAAAGGCTATGGCTACTACTAAAACGACTATCGACAATTTAGCAAAAGAAATAGAAAAGTCGCTAAAGGACTTCGAAGGCGTTACTGATAAGGCTTGCGCGGCTGGGGTTATGGATACGGCACAAGACGCCGTGAAAGAACTTCGGGCCGCGCGTCCTGTCGGATCCGAAGGATCGCCGGCGGGTAAATATAGTTCGTGGGCGGACTATAACAAAGGCTGGGGGATCTTCCAGACGAAGACGGATCAAAGATACCATATAAAGGCAACTATTCACAACAAAACGAAGTATCGGCTAACGCATTTATTGGAAAAAGGACACGCGAAAGTAGGCGGCGGACGTACGCAAGCGTTCCCGCATATTGCACCGGTCGCGGATGATTGCGAAGACAAGCTAGTCGAAAACATAAGGAAAAGGATCTAATAAAATATGGATAAGATTATCACTATTGACGGACGGGACGTCAAATTCCGCGCTACGGCCCGCACGCCGCGCCTTTATAGGGCGCTTGTCGGACGTGATATGATCGCGGATATGAACAGGCTACAAAAGAAATTTAAGCAGATCAAAGAAGGGGACGCGGAAGCGCTGGATCTAATCGATCTTCAGATCTTCGAAGACACGACTTACATTATGGCACGCCAGGCAGAACCGGAAACGATCGAAAAGTCGGCGGATGAATGGCTAGACACTTTTGGTATGTTTTCCATTTATGAAATTCTGCCGCAGATATTCGAATTATGGGCGTTAAACACAAAACAAACGTCAACGCCTAAAAAAAAATAATGCCGATAGACCGTGAACCGAACGGCGCTATTTTTATGTTGCGCTGCGCTGAATTGAACTTAACGTCGGCGGATCTGGACGAAATGACGGTCGGCATGGTTTACGATATGGTCGTTGAACGAACAAACGATCACGAAAAGTACGACAAAAAGGCACCGGCTGGAAGTATGGCGTCATTCTTCCGGGGCGAACTAAAGGGGTAATAAATGGCCGGAACTAAAATTCGTGGAATTACAATCGAACTAGGCGCGGACACTTCCGGATTATCGAAGGCGCTAAAGGGCGTTAACACAGAAATTAAGTCGACGCAGAAGCAGCTTAAAGACGTTGAACGCCTTTTAAAACTGGATCCTAAAAATACGGAATTATTAGCGCAGAAGCAGCGCTTATTAAGTCAAAACGTCGAACAGACAAAGGACAAGCTGGACGCCTTAAAAGAAGCACAGAAGCAAGTTTCCGCAGAACTTGAAAAGACCGGCAAAGGACAAGAACAGTACGACGCTTTACAACGTGAAATAGTCGTTACACAGCGCGAACTTAAAGAAGCAGAATCGGCGGCGGCTGGTTTTAACGCTACCACGGCGAAAATATCGGCTACGGCTAGCGGTTTATCTTCGAAGTTTGGCGATCTTGCGAATAAAACACGCGGTTTGTCTATGGCGGCGGCGGGTGCGCTTGCCGGACTTGGTACGCTGGCAGTAAAGGCGGCGAAGGACGCCGACGAACTAACGACACTTTCTAAACAGACCGGCATAGCTACGGACGAATTGCAAAAAATGCAATATGCGTCTGAACTGATCGACGTTGACACGTCAACTATTGTCGGAAGCTTAAAGAAGCTTAAAAAGGGATTAGAAAGTAATAAAAAGACCTTCGATAAACTAGGCGTATCGGTTAAGACTTGGAACGGCCAGTATCGCGGAATGACCGACATATTTTACGATACGGTTTTAGCGTTATCGAAGATCCCGAACGAAACAGAACGCGACATTGTCGCTATGGAATTATTCGGGAAGTCCGCGGATGAACTAGCCGGAATTATCGACGACGGCGGGGCGGCACTTCGTGCGCTTGGTAAAGAAGCGGAAGACCTGGGCGTTATTATTCCGGAAGAAGAACTAGAACGCGCGACCGAACTTGACGACGCTTTACAACGGGCAAAAGCTGAAATTTTACCGGCTTTAACTGAACTAGGGATAAAGTTAATCGAAGCGATCGAACCTTATTTACCGGCTATTCAAGAAGCAATAGACAAGATATGTAGCGCATTACAGAACATATCGCCGGAAATGGCTTTAATCGTTGGCGGCGTTTTGGCGGTTACTTCCGCATTGTCGCCGCTTTTAATGGCGTTCTCTAGTCTTTCGGGTATAGTCGCAAGCGTAACAGGCGGACTTGGCGGCTTTACCGGCGCGTTATCAGTAATCGAAACGGCTGGCGTCGTTGGATCTATCGGCGCCGTTGGCGTTGCGCTTGTCGATCTTTGGAATAACGACGAAGAATTTAAAACGCATATAGTCGACGACTGGAATAATTTAACGGCTATGTATGAAGAAGCTACGGCCGCTATTGTTTCTTGCCTTAATAGTTTAGGCTTTAATATTTCAGATTTTAGCGACATAACGTCGGGGATCTGGGATCATTTCTGCGAAACGATAAAGACGTCGACCGAAGGTATAGCGGACTGGTTAACGGATCGCTTTTCTACGACGTTTAGTCTTATAACGGGCGCTTTTCAGTTATTCCAGGGCGGTTTTACGAAGGACTGGTCTACTTTGTGGGAAGGCGTAAAGTCGGTATTTGAAGGAATTATGGACGCTATCGTCTTTTACTTTACGTCAACGGTTGATAGCTTCATCACTAAAATTAACTGGATAACAGAAGCGGTTAACCAGCTAGCCGGAACAAGTATCGGCGAAATTCCGACGATATACGGAATGTATAAAGGCGTCAAAGAGCAGTTCGCGGAAGGCGGCACCATTTCCAGCGGTTCCGCATTAGTCGGCGAACAAGGCCCGGAAATACTAACCGTGGCAAACGGCGCGGCGACCGTAACACCGTTAGACGGCGCCGGGGGCAGTACGGATATTATCGGACTTTTAGCGACATATCTTCCGTATCTGGCTTCTGGTAATACGATCGTTATGGATAGCGGAGCGCTTGTCGGATCTATCGCGCCGGATATGAACGCAGCGCTTGGAACAATTGCGATAAGGGGCGGCAAAAGATGAACGCTTTGGCGTATGGAATTAAAATCACGGTCGAAGAAAATAACAAGACGTATCACACGTTGAACGATTGGGGCTACGCGATCGGGAATAATAATTATATAGGCAATCCGGAAATGGAAACGACTTATATAAAAGTACCGGGGCGAACAGGACTTATAGACGCTTCCGAAGCGATAAGCGGAAGGCGTGTTTATAAGAAGCGCAGCTTGTCGTTTGAGCTTGGCGGCATTGAACCGCGCTTATCTTGGGACGGCGTCATATCATCCTTACGAAACAATATAGACGGGCGGATCTGTCGCCTTATTCTGGATAACGACCGCGGCTACTTTTGGCGCGGACGTGTTTATATTCGGAATTTTGACAGAACGCGCGATTTGGGAAAGTTTACGCTAGAGATCCCGACGGCGGATCCGTACAAGTACGACGTTAACAGTTCGGCGGAACCGTGGTTATGGGATCCGTTCAACTTTGAAACGGGCGTTATTACGCAGACAGGCGCGGAAACGATTTCCGGATCCGGAACGATCACGATACAACACGGAAATATGCTTACTTGTCCTTCGATCGTCGTATCGGAACAGATTTCGCCGACGTTTACGGTAACGTGCGACGGCGTAACGTTTGCGCTTGCCGGGGGAACGAATATTATTCCGTCAATACTTGTGGGCGGCGAAGACGACGTAACGTTAACCTTTACCGGATCGGCTACGGTTCAAGTCGTATATAGGGGCGGTTCTTTATAATGTATCAAGTTAACATAGGCGACAAAATCTTATATTATCCGGCTAATTCGGACTTTGCGATCTATGATACAAAGTTAACACAGGAAGTCGGAATAGCGGGCGAATTTTCGTTTAAAGTCCCGCCGCAGAACCCGTACTATTCGAACTTGACGCAAGGCGCGCTTATTACGATTTACAAAGATAACGTCGAATTTTGGCGCGGCGAAATAAAGGAAATTTCCTATGATTTTAATAAGATCGCGGACGTCTACTGTATAGAAGATTTGGCGTTCCTTGCGGATGAATACTTACCGCCGGCGCAGATCACGAACGAAAGTTACGGGCAGCGCTTCCAGGCGGCAATCGACGCTTACAACTATAACAGACCACAGGAACGGCGCTTTGCTGCCGGATATGTAACTAACGTAGATAATACGTTACTTTGTCCGTGGTCTACTGAATACGAAGCAAGCATACTTGACGACTTGCGCGATTTTATTTGTCAAGACACGGGATATATACGCGTCCGCCGCGTAACGTCTGGCGGATCCGTGACACGCTATATAGATATAGTCCGTTTGGCGGACTATGGCGTAATGGCGACGCAAGCGATCGAATACGCTTCGAACCTACTGGATTATGTTAAAGATTCTAATCTGGAAGACCTGGTAAACGTTCTTACGCCTTACGGCGCAGAACTTGATTCGGAAGTATACGAAGGCTATTCCGAACGGCTGGAAGGGACTACTATTCAGAATAACCAGTCAATTAACGTATACGGAAGACACGAAAAGGCTATCGTTTTCGATAAACTGAATAAGCTGGAAGATCTTAACGCTAAAGCGGCGGAATACTTGACTCAATACAGTCAACCACAGTTGACAATGGAAGTCGACGCCGTGGATCTGTCGACGGTCGATAATGTGGATGAAATCAAAATCGGCGATTCTGTCCGGATCGTATCGGCACCGTATGCCGTGGATCAATGGCTTTATTTGACAAAGTTAACGCGCGACCTTCAAAACATAGCAAAGAACAAGCTGGAATTGTCCGGCACCGTTCAAACAGGGAAGACGTTAACAAGCCAGTCGTTAAAGACCGCCGAAGCTTTAAGCGCTTTACCTTCGAAGTCAAGTCTACTTGACGCAGCGCGCAAAAATGCCTTCGAAATACTAAACGGCGTAGACGGCGGCTATGTGACATTCGACACGAACGAAGACGACCAGATAACGGAACTGCGGATCGCAAATAATCTTGATTACGCACAG